GTACGTCCTAGTGCTATCATGAAGGACTTTGGTAAGAATGGTCGTCTCGATCCTAATGTGCCCATCTCGTATCGTTCGTCTAATCAGTCGTTAGACAACGGCACGATGAAGCTAGACGAAGTCTTCCCTGGTACCCGTCTCATTAAAGAGCGGGACAGCATGTTTAACTTGTATCGCGGTCGGGTCAATCTTCAATACGCTATGGAGCGTGAGGGTCCGATCATGGAGCTGTTCCAGAAGGGTTCACCCAACGCTCCGTTGTACGGTAAGAAGTTCGCAGACACTATCGATCCTCTTGAGGCGATGAACCGATCCCTCAATACCCTTACTCGTGGTCGTAACCTCGAGCCTCTGAAGCTACAGATGGCTGAGCAGTTCGTTGCTGAGTTTGGAGACATACTTAAGACACCGAGCTTGGATAGTTCTAGAGATCCGTTTGTCGTACTACGTGAAGGTAACTTCATTGACAACGCAAGCGGTGATCAGCTTGTGCGTCTCGATCAAGCGAAAGCTTATCGTGCTCGTGCTCTTCAGTTCCTTAACGTCGATACACTCGATGATAAGATTATGAAGCATATGGGAATGAAGCTTCTTGAATTTGATAAGGATGCTGTACAGGCTTGGAAGGATGGCAGGTACTCTGGTCCCCTCATCAATGCTGCTCTCAATCCCCTGAAGACGATCCAACAAATCGGTTATCACGCTAACATGGGTCTATTCAACCCTACCCAGGTTCTTAAGCAGTCGATGACTATTGTTCACACTGCTGGTCTAGTTGGTCCAGTGACTGCGGCTAAGGCAGGTATCCTGTCTATTGCTCAGCGCGGAGCTATGATGGACTGGGCTTCTCTCAAGGAAGTAACGAAGGATCTTGTGAAAGAACTTGGTCTTGATCCCACTCACTATGAATGGATGACCGAAGATCTTCGTCGTATTGGTTTCGGTAAGATGGGTAGAGAGTTTGCCAATCGCGCAGCTCATATGGAAGGTCAATACATCACTACTAAGATGGGTAGATTCTTCGACTGGGGTGCTAAGCCAGTGAAGATGGGTGAAGAGTTCTCTCGTCGTACAGCTTGGAATTCAGCGTACATGGAGTTCCTTGCGAAGAGTAAGGGGAAGCGTCCGAATGATGCTCAGCTGTCTACCATCGTTGATCGTGCTGACATGCTGAACAACAACATGTCTAGCGTCAGCAACGCTGAGTGGAACCAGGGTATCACCGCTATCCCCACGCAGTTCTGGTCTTATCAGGCTAGGCTAACGGAACTGATGACCGGTAAACGACTGACTGTCAAACAGAAGGCTCGACTGTTCGCTACGTATGGCGTAGCCTTCGGTGCTCCGGTAGCTATTAGCGGTACTGCTGGTGTATGGCCCTTCCACGAGACGATCAGAGAACAAGAGATCGGAGCTAACGTGGATCCCAACTCAACAACCTTTTCTCGAGCAGCACACAAGGGCTTCCTTGGTATGGTCGCTGATGGGTTCTTTGGCGAACCAGTTGACATTAGCACCGTCTACGGTCCCGGTGGTATTCCCTTCCTTAAAGATTTGGTTGATGGCGACAAGAGCGTAATCGAGCTATTAGGCGGTGCTGGCGGCAACGCGGCTGCCGGTCTCGTTATGTCCCTTGCTCCTGCTGTTGGTTGGATCAAGGCAGCTGCTAACCCTAATGAAGATACGTCTAAGTATACTGCTCGAGACTTCATGGAAGCGTTGCATCCGATACGAAGTGTTGCTGCACTGGATAAAATGTACATGGCAGCAGCTACTCAAAAGTACTTCTCCAACAAAGGAGACACGATAGGATCTATTGACAATGTTCCAAGAGCGCTTCTCGAAGAAGTAATCGGTGTCAAGCCGCAAGCTATTGGAGACATGTACGCTACCTTCAAGTACAATGACCAGTATAAGAAGTACGTTCAGCGTATGTCTGCTGAAGTAGATAAGTCGATCAATCGCATGCTTAACAGCGAGAGCATTGATGATAAGCTAGAGCATCTCAAGGCTGCTCAGATTAAAAGTCTCATGATCCCTGATCCACTCCAGCGTATCAAGATCTTCGGCGATGCTGCCAAGAAGTATAAGACCTTGATTGAAAAGAGTGCTGCTGATCACGCTAGACAATCCCCTGAAGCGCGTGATTATGAAATGAAGAAACTTAGAGAGAGACTCGGACAGTAATGGCCACCTTTAATCCCGAAGTAAATTTCGATCGTACACCGCAGTTCCTTAACTACTCACAGGGTGTTAGGGATAACAGTGCGGCCACTCTCGTAGGTGGTCTCACCGAAGCCTTCGATAACAAGATCAAGGCAACAGATAGAGCCTTGTCTCAGATGGCTCAGGACGAAGTCCGTAACACAGTCAACGAGACAGATGCTAATCTTCTTGGTGTTGGTCCTGCTGTTCCTTCCAAAGATCCATTAGAGAACGAAGTACGCTCTCAGGTTCGGAACCTAGATCGTCAACGTAAGGCTATGGATGCTGGTACCATCAGCCCTGACTACTACTACGCTACACTGCAAGCCAAGGTCAAGGAGATCCGTACTCGGTACGCAGGATATCCAGATGTAATTGACAATGAACTTAAGTCGATGGGTATCGACCCTAACTACCAGCGTACTCAAATACTAGCACAGGCTGCTGCCAGTAAGAGTAGGGCGGCTAACGCCGCAGCAGAGGCTGATAGGAACAACCGAGAGTTTCTCGAGCGGGCTATCACTGCCATTCCTCTTCCCAAGGACTTAAGAGAGCGGGCTATTCAGCCTAACGCTCATCAAGATCCTGAGTTCATGAAGCGCATAAAGCTTCAGACTAACTCATGGGTGTCTATGAAGGGGGAGATCGAAGCACAGAAGATGGAGGCTGAGCTTCTCGATGTGAACGACAAGCACAAGGCGAACGCATTAGGAGAAGCATACAATCGTGAGCTTCAGACAGGTGTGTATGCGGCTGTTACTGCTTCTACCGATTGGAAACAGTTCCAAGAGAGTTCTCGTAAAGTACAAGAACAAGCTTCTAGTGGCCAACAGGTAAGTCCCGCTGACCAAGAGCAGCTCCGAGCATCCTTTGCTGCCGTCCGAACCAAGATGCAAGAACACAAACTCAGTGTTAAGGCGCGGTATGCTGAGAATGCAGGCTCCTTTACTAAGGAGATGGATCAGGCAGACAAGCTGTTTGATAACACTCTTGATGGCTTCGAGAAGGGTCTTAATGATCCCAGCACGGGACTGCTAAGTTATAACATTGCTGCTATCGAAGGACGTATCAAAGGCAAGCAGTTCGATATCGTCAAGAACAGTGAGCAAGCCTCCGGCCTAGCGGCCTCACGAGCTTTATTCGGAGATGTAGCTCTTGCTGAGGCTCTAAGGACCAATGGTGATCAAGCTCTCGAACCCCTTCGAGCAGACATCCAGAACAATGCTTTGATAGATCAAGCGACGAAGAAGGATCAATCTCTTATCGGGACTATTCGTAACGTTGTAGCTAACCCTAAGGCTAATGATGCCAATGCCGTTGGGCAGACGATCGACAACACAGTTAGTTTGTTTATCAATCCGAATACACGACCAGAGGGTAAGAAGGTTCTTGCTGGTGTCTTGTTCCATAAGGACAATAAAGAGTTCTTTGATCAGATGTTGTCATCGAACATGAGCGATGCACAGAAACGAGACTATGTTACTAAGTTTGCTAGTCCCGTCATGTACAATGAAGTCAAGAAACTTAACGATCCGGTTGCTCTTAACAAGTACGTCGATACTGTATCTTATGCCAGTGCTCGTCTTAACAGAGAGACGGCAGCCACTATTCAGGACATCAAAGAGTTTGCCTCCTTCAAGGACATCTCCTATAACTCTGGAACTAATCGTCTAGAGGTTACAGATAGAGAGCCAGGTGGCTCTACTCCGAATGCGAAGGTAGCTAACCAGTTCTTCTCTTACCTCAAGGGTGGAGACAGGACAGCTGAAGACGCTGTGGCGAATGTCAACAAGGCTCTTGACGTCATGACTCCGATCTGGAGGGATCAAGGAGTAGACGTAGGAGAAGCTAGTAAAGCTTTCATAGGCGCTCTTGGTATTAATCCAGAAGCTCCTAAGAAGGGCAACATCCTAGAACGTGGTGTAGACTTCCTTAAGAACCCTCAAGACTACATTGGTGGCTCTCAAGGCAAAGATAAAGCAGGTGGTGGTGCTGGTGAGGACAATCTCCAGAATTTCCGGCTGGCTCCTAAACCGGGGGCCGTCAATCCTGACCAAGTAAGGTCCCTTCCAGCTGTCCTTTCTGGGCGGGTAGAGGATTACCTGGTCTCTAGGGGCGTTGGGAAGGACGCTGCCAGTACCGTCGGCAAGGCCCTTGGGGGGCTCACTGGCGTCGATTCAGTACAGATGGCTATAGATAGCGGGGACCCCCTTAAAATCGCCCAGGAGAGCGCCCTAGCGGCTTTAACGCTCATTCCCGGGGCTGCCCTGGAGAAAGGACTCCCAGCCCTGTCTAAGGAAGCCGTATCTGTGGTACAGGGAGGGGTAGCTAAGGTAGAGGATTTTGTTAAGACTCTTCCCGGCATGAGCGATGCTGGCCTACGATCATCGATTAACGATCTGCTTAAGAAAGCCGATACTCTCCGTCCAGATGCTTCAGGACCAGAGGGAGAACTAGTTGCTCGGCAACTGAATGCTGTTGCCCAGGAGTTCGCGAGCAGGCTAAGCACTAAGGCCGGTAAGCCGGGTATAACCAAGGTCTCCCTCAGTACAGAAGACCTGGCTAATGGGATAACTCGAGCAGACAAGATTGGTGCGGGAGAATACACTAGACTTGATGGTCCTATTACTTCCGAGAGATGGGACGCTATGTCGAAGAGTGCAGCACTGGATCTCAAGGATAAGATCGTTAGTCTCGACGCCGTTAAGACTGCCAAAGAATCTTTGAAGGCAGCCGACGACATGGATAAGGAAGCTTCCGTTTATATTTCGAAGACTAACGATACCTTTTCCAAGAGTGTCGAGAACGTGATTAATAAAGGTAACGAGGTCTTAAAAGATCTACCCAGACTATATCGACTAGCACAAGATACTGGAGACACAGAGGTAGCTACGCACATTGCAGACTTCATGAAGATGCAAGAGGTCTATGGTTCAGCCGCTCAACGCACTGCCAGCTTGTTCGATACAGTGTCTAAGTTCCCCAGCAACAAGCAAGCTCAACGAGCATACGATAGAGCTTACCAAGTTCAGAAGACCTTCGAAGGACAGATCTCCGATATCGTGGATCTTATCTCTCAATTCAAGAAGGACATGTCTCCTAAACCAGTTAAGTAACCAACAGCAGAAATCACACAGGCAAAAAGAAAGGGGCCCCGAAAGGCCCCTTTTTTGTTGTGTCATTCGTCTCCCTTAGCTTGTCGATACTTTCGATACAAGCCCTCGGACAAGATGGCTGCCTTACACTGCCATGAAATACTACCTCGATTGAAGTAGAAGCAGTCTTGTACACCACGAGAACGATGATCCAAGTACGAACACAGTCGCCAGTAGTCGTCGGTACATGCGTCCTTGACTCGTTGAGAGTATGCGTAAGTTGGATTAGTCGTCAAGATCACGAGAGATAAGGCGAGAATAACCTTCGATAGCTCCTTCCAAAGTTTTGTGGTAGGTCGTGCTACCTTCATAACGTGCTCGATAGAGTCTTGTCTTTCTGTGTATTGATATACCAAGTGAACGCTCCTGTCTCGGGATTATACGAGATGTCTTCCTCAATCATCGTCTAACTCACGCTCGATCAATCTGGCATAGCCCATTATATCTAACCAGTTATCTTTGTAGTTGGGGTTACCATTAATAATCCTTGCAATTTTATGGAGAATCATGTCGAGGCTTTCCTTCATAGCACCGGGCATTCCCACCCAGCCTTTGTGCTCTCGACATCGTTCCTTCAGATCTTGTGTTAATTGAGCGTGGTCAGCGTACGATCCATTGAGGTTGTACTGACTACCACGAGCCTTGAGTGTATCATCTACGTTACTCATTCCTTGAATTCCGAAATGTGATAATTAAGAGATACGGTGTAACCTTCTTCAGTTTCTTCCGTTTGGAAAGAATACTCGTCCCAATTGTTCTTTCGAATATTGATTGTAAAGCTATTCAAGGAGGGTGAGCCCTCCATCGTGAAACCTTGTCCGAGCTCGAAGAAGGATTTAGCTTTGTCGAAAGAATCCTTTAGTGTGTCTGTTTTGGTACTGTGATTGTATTCGCTATATGATTTACTTGACATTGACTAAGTACTCTGTGATTTTTTTGTTATCTTGGAGCGTCGCTAAGAGAGTTGGTGTCATCGTTCTAATGAACTCTTCTTCTCGATCATCCTTAAACTCGAATCCCGTGGCGTACACCACAGCGTGGAGGATTTCATGAAGGAGTATCGTCTTCTTATGTGAGCTAGCAAGAGTCTTATCGATAGATATAACACTATCTGAATGAGAGCTAAGACCCCATGCTCCCTCTCCTTTATCGTTCTTTAGATCCTTTGTCTCACTCACCTTATAGTTGTGAGAAGCAATACGGATCTTACTCGGCATTTTCGTCGGCATAGTGCCTCTTTGTAATCTTGCTAATGTTGTACTCAATTACATCGTCGAGAGTAATCCCGCAAGCATTGGCAACGGCTGCGGCATACCAAAGAACATCACCAAGTTCGTCCAGAACAGCTTCGCTAGGAACATCCGTAGTGCCCGTCTTACGATATGTTTTCTCATAGAGTTCCATAAGCTCCGACGCTTCGACCACTAGTCCGCTTGCTGCCCACCACTCCTCCAATCCACCAACCGTAGCGGCCTTAGAAGTCGTAGAGTATACAAACTCCTGGTATTCCATCAGTTCTGTTCTATCATCAATCATGGCATCACCGTCAAATTATGAAATAGATTGTACCACTCTAATAGAACCGAGATCAATCCAATCAAAGCTAGACCGATCGCGATATCCCACATCCTTATGGATGCGACCTTCGGTCGTCGGCTTTGCCGATCCCATAGATTAATATTAAACATATCCACCATCCACTTTTGGTAATCGTCTAACCCTTGGACCTACGAGGCCTGGCAATACTAGGGTTGGTCTTGTTTCGTAGGTATTCATAATCAGGACCTCGGGCCTTTTCAATGATGTCGAGACAAGCGCACACAGTATCGCTACACCAAGAGCACCGGTAATCACCAGCAGGCGGTCCAGGGATATCCCCATACGCCTCTTCAGCAACAGGTCTTGGGTCGTCTGGTCTATCATTTTCCATACTCTTCCTTAAGCCGAGACAACGAGATAGTCCGCACATCGAACACTCCTTTTTCTACACCATCAAGTACCACCAGTCCACGATACCAATAGCGGCCAGCATCCCCAGCATAACCGCTATCGTAATCTTGATAACATCCAGCAACGACACCGATAATTTTAGTACCGTCGGCCCTCGTACGCATACAGTAGTCAAACGTGTGCGAGTGTCCGACGACGGTCGAGCTGTGGTTCTTCGCCAATAACGAGTAAGCATGATGTTCTCCACTAATAGGGCGTGCAGCTATTCCTCCGACACTATAGTGAGAGAAGCTGATCCCTTCGACTTCAATAGTTCCTGGAGTCCCTCCCGAATAGTGCACAATTGTATCGTACCATTCGTCGAGCGCCAGATCGCTATATCCGATAACTCCCTCCAGTTCTGGCTGTAGCTCGACAGCCCTGGATATACGCTCTTCGTGATTACCAATGAGGTAGATCCGTCGAGGGAGTTTCTTTTTACCACGTCGTACAGTGCTCCAACATCTCTCCTGGAAGTCAGTGTGTGAGTCGATGTCTTTAGAGTAGGTACGTCCTTGGAAAGATTTCTTTCCCTTGTCGTACGAGCACAGGCTTGCCATGTCAGCGCCATCCCCAATATTGACCACGATGTCAGGACGGCAATCGACAATAAATCTTCCCAACCAATCTGCTCGATCATTTGGATACTCCGGATGTGCGTGTTGATCGGGGATAACGAGGATACGTTTACTCATCGTATCCACTCCTTAGGTACATTACCTACTGCCCACGGAAATCCGTACTTCTCAGCCCACATGGAGTAAGTCATTTTAGAGTGCTTACCGAGTTTGTTGTCCTTGTCGAACACTAGGCGTATGTCGATACTCGGATTGGTGTCTTTGACTGCTCGCATTTTAATTCGGTCTTCAATGCGGAACCATCCCTTGACCTCCAAGTACGTGATACGACCGTCTTTATCCGTGAGAGTAAAGTCAGGTACATACTTCTTACGAATGACATAGTCCAAATCGGTGCTTTCGTATTGCACATTGTGTTTACTCTTCTTGAGTTCCTTAGCTATACGTTTTTCAAGCTCACTCTTCAGTCTGCCCCGTACGAACTTCTTCTTTTTGTTCTTCGAACTCAAATGATAACTCCTTGGGTTCTACGCCTAAGAGGTCGCGAACCTTCTCTTTACTTAGATTGAGCATCTGTGCCCATACGTTGACGTACTCTTCATCTTCAAATTCTTTTAATGATGGTGCCATCTACTACCTCATCTACATTAGGTATCTTAGCTACTTGAGTAAGCCACCGAGGCCCGTTGGAATACAAGAACATCCGTAACCCCGACCAGCATTTATATTTGTAGGGGCAATAACTGCATTCAACGCAGAGCTTTCGATTACCAGATACGCCATCTGATACATCGCTATACCCCCTAGGAGGAGGACTATCGCGAGCAACCATGGTAATGGCTTCTCGAACACGTTGGAGGAGAGACTTCGCATTAATCTCTGTTCTCTTGTACAGGTCGAGGACGAGCTTTCCGTTGGACTTGTCGATAGCGAGGAATCCAACTGTTCCCCTGACGGAAACTTCAGGAGCATCTTTCAATCCTTCCTTGTAGAAGTCGATCTGCTTCATGTATCCGAATGGATCATTGTTCTCTAGATCGTGATCCTTGAACTTATTGATACCATATCCGGACGCCGTCTTAACATCGATAAGAACACCATCAACGACAGCATCGATGTGTCCCCTGATACCTTCAACCGTTACTTCTGCCTGTCGCTTTTCGACGGAGTGTCCAGCTTCTTGGGCGAGGAAAAGGACGAGTTCCTCAAGTAAGTGTCCGTAGAGGAACTTAAGTAGTACCCACGGTTCAAGTGGTTCAGCACTACCAGGGTCGTTAACGTCGTAATGAAGCTTACGATTACACCCAGTGCCAATGTTAGAGCCACGTAAAGTCCCGCGATGCTCCCGTTTCTTGAATGCTTCTCGGACATGGTTAGCCATAGCCTTTGCTAGCTCGTCTACGTCCGTCTGAGAGGGCTCGTGGCCACTCCCAAACAGACCATAGACGTCATCGATAAGTGTGTTAAGTGTCTTGTTAGTGTGCGTACTTACGTATACACTAGAAGGGACTGTCTTCATTACTCGTGTCAACCTCCGGTTTCGTGTACTTGACAAGTGAGTTAACACGGACAGCTTCGAGACGATGTCCCTTACCTTTAACCGTGTCGTACACCACAACCTTACACGTCACGTTAGACCCATTCCCCAGTTCTTCAGGAGAACTGCCATGAACCTCGGGTTCCTCGAAGTCAACCATCTCTCCCTTAATGATCTTAGAGTACGGTCGTCCAAGCTGAAGGAACTTACCATCCTCGTCTTCTCGTTCCTTAAGCTCGAGACCACAGTTGTGATACACAGCCCACGAAGGTTCATCAGGGAACACGGAGATACTCCACCGCTTGAACTTATCATCATTGCCAGTAAGCTTAGCCCACTTACACGTACCTGTGATATAGATCGTTTTGACTGCCATATTAGTTGATGTCCTCTTTCGCGATGACTTCCGCGTCCTCAATAAAGTCTCGGGGATCAATAGTCGGATCATACTTGAATGCTTCAATGAGCACCTTGGCAGGTACTTCCACGACATCGACGATCTCGACGTCCTTGCACTGGTCGAGCAAGGCCCTCATACGCTGCGCAGCTTCTTCCTTATTCTCAGCAGCGATGGCAACAACACCAGCCTGTGGCTGATTGAACTTCACGCTTACGCTAAATGCTTTCACTATTATTATTCCTTATTATTAATCGTACTTCATGTCGTTAAGAAGAGCCCGTGCTCTACGTACTTCGTTATACTTCTCGTTGTTGTCTTCCCACTTGGTGATGTACTCTTCAAGAGCCTCAATCACGACGTCCTTTTCGGACTGTGTAATCTGAACTGTAAACAAGTTAGTGAGCTCCCAGCCAGTTGGTTGCAACTTTATACTCGCCTGCAAGGGGGCACTTGAACTTAAACTTAGTGCCAACATCACTGATGCACTGAGCCATGACCTTGCCGCATATTTCCGCTTCATCCTTTGTTCCCTTTACTTCACACAATACCTCGTCGTGTACGAATCCAACGTAGTGCCAATTAATAGTTGGATGATTGTCTTTCATTCTATTCTTAAACATGACCATACTGTACTTCATAACAAGCGCTTCCGCATTCTGCAGCACCATAGCTGTCATCAGATGCTCTGAGTTGCACTTGACGTATCTTCCATCGATACCGACGAAGTAACCACGCTTGGCGTCTCTTGGAAAAATGTTTCGTTTAAGTCTTGCAAGACCGGGATAAGCTCGTGTAAATGCAAGTAATGCTTCTTGCGCAACTTTGATCGAGCACCCAAAGATTTCGCTAACCTTACCAGCTCCTCCCCCGTTAAGGAACGTGAAGATAAAAGTTTTCGCTCTGTCTCGGTCAACACAGGTATCACCAAGAATGCGTTTGTTAACTGAGTGAGGGTCGGTGCCGTCTTCTTTTCGTCCATTGATTAGAGCCTCTATGAACTTCTTATCTTCAACTAAGTGTGCGAAGATCCGTAAGTGCGCGCCTTCCATATCAATTCCAACCAGGAACGATCCGGGAGGGGTACACCACAGTTCTCGCATTCTTCCACCAAGGTCGATAGCCAGTTGTCGTAGCCTATCACTAGAGTACTTGATTGACTTCTTGGCGGCAATGTTTCCAGTATTAGGGTTCGAGTGCGTGCATCTATGTGAACGAGCTCCGAGAGGATTAATCGATCCGTGTATTCTTCGGTCGTCATTGGAGTATGCATCGAACCACTCCTTCAAGGTTCGTCTTCGTGCACTCAACAGGATGTGTTCGACTAGATGCTTACATCCCTCTGGTGCGTCTTCCGGCAATGTACTGACATTGAGTTCGTTGATCTTCCAACCGTATCTTCGATCTCGGTCAGTAGGCTTCTTTGCCTTCGCGTGAGTCTTTGTTTTCTCAGTGGGCTTCCATCCAGCGTCCCATAGTCTGTCAACAATTTGCTTAGGAGAGCCCGGATTGAATTCACTAATGATCGTCTTGACTTTCGTCTTGAGTTGGACCGTCTCGATCTTAGGGGGGAATGATTGTTGGATCTTTGCATCTAGTTCCTTGATCCTTTCCTCAAGTTCTTTGTCTATTCGTTTGGCTTCTTCGTAGTTGAAGTAGAACCCATAGTCACGCATGTCATCGCATATCCGTTGCATGTCATGCTCCACGGATAGTGCTTGATCGAAGACTCCTGGGTTTCTATCAAGTACTTTCTTAAGTGCTTGGTACACTTTGTGTGTGAGTTCGACGTCATTGATACAGTACTCCCTCATTTGTGGTGTGTACTTAGAAAAGTCTTGGTAGCTTGTCTTTGGATACTTAAGGATCGTTCCCCAGTTATCCAAAGAGTGACCACCTTCTCGTCCCACATCCAGCAAACGAGAGACAACTAGGGTGTCGAAAACATCACACTCAATTGCCACGCCAATAAGGCGCCGAATGCAAGGGAGATCATAGCTAATAGCGTTGTGCCCAACCACAAGGGAAAGGTCTTTGGCGTACAAGCGGAACCCATCTTGCAGGTCTTCGCCTTCGAACACATGCACTTCATTTGTGTCTAAGTCCTTTGTTACGATGCACCATATAGTAGTAGCGTCATCGAGGCCATTGGCTTCTATGTCTAGTACTACCCGCTTCACTCAGATTACTCATCGTTAGAGAAAGTGATATTCTTCTCAGCAAGAAGCTTGATCACACGTGGTCTTAAAAACTTTACTCATGAGTACCTACTCTTAGAATGGTTCTTCTGGGGTCACAACATCATCAATCGTTTTCTCTTTGATTTTGTATGTCGTCGGGTCGAAGAACAAATAGCCCGCTGGTCCACTCTTACTAGCGAAGCGATTACCCTTCACCGTAAGAGAAGTAGTGTTACGTGTATCAAAGCTCTCGGCCTCTGGATCACGGTGCAAGGATATAATCAAGTCAGCGATCTTGCTAATGTTACGTGAGCCTCGTGTCTGTCCGTGGTCGTTAACATGAGACACAAGGAACAAGGTGAACTTAAGTTCTCGTGTCAACATAGCCAACCTAGTACTAAGGTAGTCTAGCTTACGACGTTCGTCATCGTTCTCATATCCGGTGGCCAGCATAGTGATGTGGTCTAGGAACAAGAACTTACACTTACACACCGTCACTAGATAACGAATGACACCAAGGATATTATTAGGGTCATCACTACCAAAGTGAGTGTAGAAATGAAGACGGTTATCTCGTTTGGTAATCCGTTCATACGCCTTGAGTTGGTCATCTATCGATACTCCGCTATCAGGCAGATGTACAGGTGTGTTAAGGTCATACGACAACAGTCCCTGTACGCTACGCTTCTCGTCTTCTTCAAGATGAATGATACCGATGTTGTGATCAGTGGTAGTGAGAAGATGATACTCAATCGCTCTCATGATCTCAGTCTTACCGACCTTCTCAAGAGCAAGGAATAGATTGATCTCTCCTTCTCGTATACCATACGTCATGTCTTGCAGAGTAGGGAAAGGATAAGTAGCAATACCAGTGGACCCAACTCTTTGGAGCACTTCCTTGATCTGTTCGTATCCGTTGATAATGTTTCTCGGTACGAACTTCTTGGCCGCCCACCAACACTTGACGAATTCTTGTTCCTTACCCGCTTTAAGATAGTCGTTCGCATCCTTAAACCCATCGCTAAATTCTACAATGTGAACCTTGTTAGGATCGAATAGGACGGCAATCTCTCTCGTTGCTTTTCGTCCAGGGTCATCGTTATCAAGGCACAGGTAGATCTTATCAAAGGAATTAAGGTAATCATATTCAAGTGCGCAGTCCTTTGCTGCTTGTCCGCTTGAACGTACTGAGACACAGGGATACTTAGACCCCTGCATTTGGTAGACGCTCATCGCATCTTCCTCACCCTCAGTAATGGTGATAGCTTTAGAGGATCCCTTAGCAAAGAGGTTCTTACCCCACAGGGTAGCTCCCTCGGTCATCTCCTCCCAGTAGAACCCCTTGGGGTTAATGGTACGGATGTGCTTGGCAATGCCAGCAGGGGTGGGGTAGGGGTAGACGATACGATCCTCCCCCCTGAAGTGGGCTCCATAGAACCTTCTAGTGTCGGCAGTTACCCCTCGATAGCTAAGGTAGGAGGCTAGAAGGGGTCGATCGACCCCAGGAAGGGGTCTAGAAGACTCTACGTTGGTCACTGGCGGCGATTTAGGGGGTGACCCTGGCGACCCTACCTGAGAAATTCCCAAGGCTGTAGCCCCCGTTTCTGTGTCTTCTGGGAGGGGGTCCAGAATATCGGCCAGGGAGGGAGGGTTGTCCTCAACGGGGGTCTCCTGGGCTCCCGTCCGGTTGAGACACACAAAACAGTAGGTGTGGTCCGAGTAGTAGGCCAAGCCGTCTGAAGACCCGCAGTCGGGACATGGCTGGTGTGCTTTGATTAGGGTACTCACGCTGTACAAAATCCCTTGTGTTGGGGGGACTATAGGGGGGAACTATTAGTTCTCTTAAGAAGAACTATCAGTTAGCTTATACCCGATAGGGCTACTTCACTTCACTTGATAACAACCGTTAGGTTGTCCTTTAGTAAGGATCCCTATAGTTCTCTTAAGGAGTATCTTATGTTCTTTATCTGTTCTTCTTATACTATATAGTATCACAGAAATGAACGAAAGTCAATAGCAAAAAATATATTAAATAGCTTGACACTGATATCATTAAACAATTTCTTTTTCTATAGGTACGCGGACAAATTCTCCTTTGATCAACACAACATTAGCTACATAAGAACCTGTTAGACAGTCGACTACAGGTCCTTCGTTAACTCCGGTAACCCCGGGTAGCGTGATCTTCCAGTTTGGTCCACACTCTCTCTTGTAACCAGTGTGCTTACGAAAGAGTGTATCACCCCGTCTTGTTAGGTTCGACGAGTAATGATCCGGACGGTCCCAAGGTTTCTTCGAGATCTTCATCTAATCCGTACTCCTCTAACAACTGTTCGATTTCAATATCTCCGTGTGACTCCTCTATCGTCGAGGTTCTCCAGAAGTTACCCATGTGATGCGTATTTGATAACGGTTGACCTACCGTGTGTTCATCCCAACCGAATTCTTTTAGTGCGCTCCCAATAGATGTTGAACAATCATTACACAAGAACTGCTGCGTTCGCTTGTCTAATACGAAATAATTACCCTTTCGATAAGGTGCGCTTAACTCACAATAATCACAGATGTGACACCTGTGATAAATCTTTTCTTTTTTACTCATACTATACTTATCCTAGTTCACGAAGGTATTCCTTAAGAGCGTTACCTAATTTAGTGCATGCATGTGGTGTCAGCTCAGGTGCAGTATTAACTTCAAGGACGTAAGCCTTTGTGTTCCACCTAGAGTACACCACATCGACACCACCGAAATCAAGACCGAGCGCTTTCACGGCAGCAATTGCTTCAGAGTCAACCTGTGGTGGTACATTACGTTCCTCTGCTACTTCGAAGCACCATCCACCTTCTGTTGTGCGTGCCCATCGATTCGCATTGTGTGCCCTATCTGCCCTGCTCACCTTCTTCTGGTAAGAAACTGCTTGATCCTGAAACACGTTGACACGGTACTCGTCTCCGTGAGTGTTGGAGAAACGAATACCCTGAGTGTACAGCTTAGCTGGAACGATATCCGTAACAGGGTCTGTGTCACTGTTGACAACAACTAGACCTGCTCCGTCGCATCCTTCAACACGCTGACGACAGTAGACGTTGTATCCACTGAGATACCAACCTCGTGCTGTCTCAATGTGAGTGGTCCACAGAGGACATCGTACCATCGCATCGTCGAATGCTTCGAAGGTCTTGATCTTGTTGACGGCCTTACGCACATTGTCAGGTTTGTTGAGGATATTGGGGCATCTAAACACTTCATCAGGAAGTGAGTTACCGTGGCCCCAATTGATGATGACCTTGTGCGGCGCTCCCCTGAACTGGGAGTTCACAAGGTTGATACGGTAACAATCCAGCTCTTCACTTAGTGCCTTTGCACTGGCACTATCAGCGCTGTACGGATAGATAAAGAACTCTTTACTCACGTTATTACTCCAAAAGATTAAGGGATTGAATTGTCTTCATAATTAGGAGAGGCGAATGTGAACACAGAAACCGGATTTAGGGACGTAGTCTCATACGTAACATATGGGGCCGAGGGAGAAGTTGTCCCCGTTTCTTTTTTCTTAGTGTGTAGTGTCACGACCTGTTCTTCCCACTCCTTCCAGTTGTCAGTCAAGACGACCCAGGGGTATATGAACAACAGCTGATCTTCCGCGACAGAGACAGCTTCATCATCTACGTCGATGTTAACATGTGGACCGATGATGTTCTTCAGGAAGGCCTTCTTATCCTTGCTGTTCAAGAACTTATCAG